CGTTTTCTTACATCCTGATCAGTCATCTCCTTGAAATAATCCTGTGCTACCAACCATGAAAATATAACCAAACACATTGCTAGGTCATCATTACATCCTTCCTCTGCCTCGAATGATTGCTTCTTTTGTATGAATGTAGTAAGTTCACTGATGATATTATAATCACAGAATGTAAGTTTATCTTCTTCGACCAAAGTCTTCAAGTTGGAACATCCTACTTTTTTTGTAGTCGTACTCATTTTCACACCCAACTGAGTTTTGACCCCAGAGAATCCTGACCCTACTATTTGACCAGCACGACCCCTCATAGCAACCATTAGTAAATTTTCATACTCAAGGTCGTAGAATAGAATAGATGCTACTTGATCACCAATATCATTTACCTCACATAACACGTAAGCATTATTATATGCTCTTGCTACGTCCTCAATAACTGATGGAAATATCATTGGTTTTACTTCATTGTCCCTATAAGTTGCTACGATTTTATATGGAAACTCTGTAATGTCAGCAACTATGAAGGCACTATAATCTTTCGAGATACCTCTTGCCACATCAACGGTTACGATATAATCTCTTTTTGGATAAGGTTTCTCATAGACATTCAACTTACCATTCTGCTCTTCTGGTTCTTCATATACTAATGCTTTTAGTTTTGCTGCTGATATCAAAGTATCAACAGATCCTAAAAACTCACACTCAAACTCAATAGCAAACTGTTGTTTACTAGTGTTTGATATAGTTTGTTTCTTCCATTTAGCATCACGGCCTGGTACTTCAGACCAATGAACTTCTGTGGGAGTATACTCATTCTGCCCCCGTTCAGCGTCATGCCACATTCGATAGAAGTGGTTCATACCATGTGGGGTGGATACTATTATAACCTTGGTTGATTTACCAGAAGATATAGTAGGATAAACAGACGCAAAGAAATCATCTGCCAAGTGGTTCTGCACGAATGCAAACTCATCAAGGAAGATGATATTGAAAGACATACCTCGAACAGCAGATGCTGATGTAGATGCTGCTATGATCTTGGAACCGTTCTCCAGTTCCATTGACCCTTTGTTCCAAGCGATGATACCCTGCTGCATCCAAGTCGGCAAGTTCTCATATGCCAGTTGTAGTCTTCCGAGTAGATCTCTAGCAGTTGCTGCTTTGTTTGCGAGGATTCCAATATTGACGTTATCGTTGAATATTGCGTAATGGAGTAAGTAAGATACTACAGTTGTAGACTTACCAGTCTGCCGAGGCATTTTACAGATATTGAATCTATTCTTATGGAAATTTTCAATAAGTTTCTTTTGAAACTTGTACATGTTAAAGCTGACTAAACCTTCGTCAACGTTAACAATTTTTATATGCTTCTCTGTAAAATAAACTGGATCAGCCTTACACTTGAGGAACTCTGCAATGTGTTCCTTAGTGAATTGAGTTTGTGTATTAGCCTTCTTTAGATTTGGATTACCAAGATAGATATCAGTTTTTGCTGCCATAATTTAGCCTGCTCTAGGTCCACTCCAACTAGAATCTCCGTATGCTTTAGATACTGATGATCCTACTTTCTTTACAGTTGAGTGTACACCTTTAGCAATTGCTCCTATTCTTTCTTTTGACGGTCCTTTGAACTTTTTCTTTTCACCACTTCTGTATGGTGAGGGGTTTCTTTTGTCTTTCACTTCAGTATTCTTCGTACCACGATTAGCTAGTGTAGATCCTTTATCAGGTTCTCGTTTTGCTAACTGATTATTTTTTACTTCTTTTGATTTTATATCATAAGTTTTACCAGGTGATCTATAGTCAGATGCTCTCATCTTACTGACCATCTCCCTGATGCCCCTAACTTTAGAAGCAATCTTCTTAAGTTTTACATCTTGTTTTACAGATGTTTGAGATTGTTTGATAGCTTTGACTAGTTTGTCAAACCTAGCCTCACCTTCCTTCAATGATGCTTTTCTGTTTTTCAGTCTTTCCAGAGCAGCATCAAGTGCCTTCTTCTTTTTTATAGCGGAAGGTTTTTTCCTGCGAGAAAGTTCTTCGTTGGTGTATGCCATGTTTTATTTATTTCTTTTATCCATTAATCCATTTGCTTTGAGCATTTTCTGAAGATCAGCAGTGCTACCCACAAACATTGAATTGTTAGTTACATTCTTAGGAGCAGATTTATCTTCATCTAAATCTTTCATTTTCTTTTGTAAATCAACTAACTTGTCAGTTGTATCTGCAATGTGTTTGATCAACTGTCCAGCAACTTCATATGCTCTAGGGTGCTGAGAATCACCTGCAACATCTAAGATACCATCAACTGCCTCTTGACCCTTCTCAATGAGGTTGTAGAACTGTGCTCTACTATATTCATAATCCTTGGTAGGATCATCATCTACTTGCTTTTGTATCTTAGGTTTTTCTCTGACAATTTCTGCTTTTACATCAAGTGCCTTTTCTATTGGGTCATAATTTTCAGTCATGGTGCTTCAACATCCCTACCTTGATTTGGACTATAAGTCAATCCATCATTACCAAAGAATGATGAATTTTCACTAAACCCAAAGTCATCACCGACTTCAAGCATATCAGTATCTAGGGAATCCACATTATTAATCACTGCTTGAGCATCATGTTCTTGAATCTTGGTTCCGTATTGTCCTCTAGAAACAATAAGACTAGTACCATTCAATTCTCTGATCCGCATAACCTCTTCATCTACCTGAATAAAGCTTCTGGCAATAAGACCAGTAGCAGTAGTAACAGTTACTAATGTCTTCTTAGTATCTAAAGCAGCAGCTAATCTACTTGTAGAATCTGAATTGTAATCCTTCTTAGCGGTTGGAACAACAGTATATCTTTGCTCTCTTGGTGCTCTGATATTTGTAGAGTAATCGACCTGAACCTTCTTGATGATTCCACCTTCGTCTGTAGGTACTTCCTGATAGAAGTATGTCTTAGCAACAAAATCTAAATCATATTGAATAAATCTTCTATTAGAAAAATCTCCCTCGTACTCATCAGTAAAGGAAACATTCCTTAGTGTGTATGGTATATCTCTAGACTCTTCAACCCCATCTAACATATTTACTGTAACGTTATATGATGGTTGGAAGAAAGGTAATATCTGTTCAATAATTTGTAAAGCATCATCCTGCAACTTCGTTGCAAAACTTAGCCTAAATCCTATGTCATATGGAACAGGAAGAAACATCTTCTTCTGTTTTGTTTTATCAGCAGGAGTCTTTGCAAAAAACTTTGTTATTGGTGATGCTTTACGAGTAACATCATAAGTGTATGATGTCAACTCAAATGCAAGTCTAGGTAAAGTAATCGCTACGTTATCATCAAAATTTTGCTGTTGCTCAATACGTGCTAAGAACCTTTGCATAGGACCATATGCAATAGGAACCTTCATCATACTAATAGTCTTACCGTCATTAGCAAATTTTTTAATGCTAATATTATTGAACAGTGTACCAAAAGCGATAACTGTTTTTCTTACGGTCTCATTGTAAAAATAATTACCTACCATCAAATCTCACCAAATGGATTCTTTTCTGTAAAGTCTACTATAGATGTATCAGATATGTATTCGATAGTCTCACTATCGTTAAACGCATCGTCATCATTATAGTCGATGCTATTTAGAGTGTATGACGCACCCGTGCTCACACCAACTTCAACAGTTATAGTCTCACCTCCTGAGAATTGACCAGATAGATTTCTTGCTAACAACGTATTTGTTGATGCATCCCAACTACTTACAAATGCAGTAGTGAGTGAAGAAGAACCCTTGATAACATCTCCATAATTGTATGTTCCAGAACCCTCTACAGAATCTCCTATTGTAATAACAGGAACTGAAGTATAACCATATCCAGCGTTTGTAAAGTGAATATGTGTTACCTGACCTGCACTATTGATTCCAGCAAATGCTGTTGCATTAGTAGTAGATCCATCAGTAGAAGAAGCACCAACAGTTACAGAAGGAACATTAGAGTAATTCTTACCTGCGTATGATATAGATGTAACACCTACAACTCCTGCAGTTCCAACACCTGCTGTTGCCACTGCACCACTACCAAAACCATCTCCAGCAACAAAAGTTACATTTGGAACATCAGAACCAGGAATATATCCTGAACCTGGATCAGTAATAACAACACTCTGGACTCCCCATGATGAGAAGTTCCTAGTACCTACCCTGACCATCTTGGCATAACCTTGAGCAGTATGTCCTGCTCCAGTTGGAGCATCAAACCTAACTGTAGGTGTTGTATTGAATCCTACACCACCTGTTATAACATCAACCTTGTATATACCACCATTAGTAAGAGTTGTATATGCTGTTGCCTTCTCACCACCAGATCCAAGGATCATCGTTACATTGTAACCCTCAGTCTCAAAGTCATCATCAATTTCATCGACACGAGTATTGAAGGTCTCGTCTGTGTACTCGAATGGTTCACAGGTCAACTCATAGGTATAGGTATTTCTTAGCTGATAAAAATCTACAATATCATTTACATACTTAATCTCAAATATAATATCCCTCATTGGGAAATACATCAAGTCACCTTCATAAGGTCTTGCTTGATCTTCCGTTCTCCCAGTAGGACCATATGTGGCAGTTGGGAACTTCCACAATAAAGGTGCTATAGATGAATCATATCTATCCTGTGAGATGATAATCTTCATCTCTGCAGTAGACCTTACACCAAACTTTGTAAGTAAATTATAGTTTTGATCGAACCCTTCATATGATGAGATAAATCCTTCTATAGGAAATGATCTATCAAACTTAGAACTAGTAACTTCACGTAGAACATCAGCAGTCTTCACATATACCCTAGGCATATAAATGAATTCAACACCGAACATTCTAATATGCTCGTTTGTTAAATCCTGAACAAGTAACTGCTCTTGCTTATTACCTTGTAAGAAAAAAGGATTGAGTGCCATTATCCAATCATATCCATTACAGGTAGTTCGTAAGTAGAACTCATCTTTTCATCTAACACATCTAGTTCTTTCACACCCTCATCATATATCTCTCTACCATTCAGTTCTACACCACCAGGCATTTTTACACCTCTAAACTTCATCATATTTGAACCCCATTGTTTCTTCAACAATGCAGTAAA